GTATCCCCCGTAGCAGGTTGGACTAAATATTTCGGAGGCACATAATTAACGGTATCCGCTAACCCACCTTCGAATTCTTTAAACTTTAGGGTTTTTTTCTGTTTGCTCATCTTTCTTTGGTTTTTTTTCCACGGGTAATTCCACTTCAATTTCCTTATCGCCCTCATCCTCGTTAGGGACTCTCCCCTCTTTCCGAGTTTTCTTGGCTATTTCTATGGCTTGTTTTAGTTTCCCCCTTTTTTCTTCTAATTCTATTTTTTCCATATCATTTCTCGTTAGTTGGATATCAATGTCCAATAACTGAGCCTCTAATTTATGAGAATCTTTCATCAGTTTTCTCCTTTGGGCTTGCAAATCGTCTAATTTGGCAATCAATTTTGCCAATTCTTCTGAAGTGTCGGCATTTATTTGCGCATCAACCTCTTCGGGTATCATCGCATCTTGGTGTCGATTTTGTTTCCACTGTTCAAATTTTATCATTTGTGGCATATTATGTGTTTTTCTTTTTACTATATATATTCTCTAATTTAAAAGCTGTTTTTCATTTTTAGTACCGTCATTTGCTCTACAGTAATACTCGAAAACCCTTGTTGGATAGCGGATATAATAGCTTCAGTATCCACTTGGGCGGGCTGTTGGTTTTGAGCTGTAGCTGCGGTTTCGCCTGGTTTTGACATGGATGCCGCTTGGTTTTTCTTGTCCGTTTCTGAGTACTGTTGTGGTGATTTATCCCCAACCTTCTCACTAGAACCACCTCCAAATGCGGCACTAACCGAGTCATTGATAAAGCTAATAATACCCCCACTCTTTCCAATATCCACTTTAGATATTTGAACCATGGAATCTGTCCAATCTTTGAATGCCTTAATACTTATTGGGTCCATGACCTTAAAGTTGGTGGCGAAGACCCCCATGTGTTTTGCCATATCCCCAAAGGATTTGACAAATCGCTCAAATGGAGTAGCTATGTTAGATAATCTTTCCGTAATCGATACAAAATTATCATACTTTAGAACAAGCATTGGACTTAAATTCATATCGAGATTTTTAAATTGTGAGGACAAATCTTTAGTATTGGTAATATAACGTTCAAATTGCGTATTAAACATCAACATTTGCATTGTTTTTTCAATCTGTAAGGGTTCAAATAATTTTTCGAAGAAATATTTAAAATTACCCATCACAACCGCAAGATTTTTACCATCGGAAAAAATCTTCCGAATTCCGTCATACACCCTACCAAAAGAGTTGGTCATATTTGTTACTTTTATTAAAGTATCGGTAAACCCTCCAAATAACCCACCACTGCCTGTTTGTACCTCAAAGTCCATAACCGCACGAGCACCCGCAGATAGGACTAAACCAATATTTTCTACCGCAGTCTTGATTATCGACTCATCAACTTTTATAATTCCTTTAGGGACTAATTCATTCTTGCCATTAACTTTTTGAACATCCCATTCGATAAATTGCATACTTGCAAATTTAAGCACGCCATCAGCGACGGAAGCTATGGATTTGCCCATATTCCCAATCGCCTCAATTCCCTTTTCGATGGGGTTTTTACTCAAACCCAACATAGCTAAAGGTCCTCCAGCGATGTTTCCACCCGCCATCATTGCTCCGAATGCCGCTACGGGTATCATCATCGCCGACATTACCTTTGCTATATTAGCAATAGCGGTATTGATTTCATCGGGGGTTAATTTCTTTTTGGCTGTGGGTAGTAACTCATTCATTCCCGTTTTCGGGTTGAACACCAACCCATATTCCCAATAAGACATAGTTGCCCAATCTCGAACCCCCGTAGCCAAGGACACGATACTTTTACCTAAAGAGGATAGACCGTCTAAACCCTTTTCGATGGGGTTCTTGGTTAGACCCAACATAGCTAAAGGTCCTCCAGCGATGTTTCCACCCGCCATCATTACTCCAAACGCAGACACGGGAACAACCATGGCGGTGATGGTGGTTGCGATGTTTTTCACCGCCTCTTCAATTTCCGCTGGGGTGATTTTTCTTTTCTTAACGGGTCTAAGTTCATTCATCCCCGATTTAGGGTTAAATACTAAGTCGTATTCCCAATAAGACATAGATGCCCAATCTTGCACCCCCGAAGCGAGGGAGACTAAACCCGTACCCAAAGAACCCAACGCCCTAATACCCTTTTCTATGCTGTTGCCCCCAATTCCAAAAAAGTCTGAGGATGCTGATGCACCTGCAATTACATCTCCGAATTTAGCTAGGGGTTGAGCTAATACGCTGATTACATATCCAGCGTTATCTGCTGCCATTTTGACATCGGCAGGTGTGAGTTTTACTTTACGCTTTGGTTCTAATCGCTTAGTAGTCTCATCCCACTCATATTCGGTAAAGGTCATATTTGCCATGGCTTGGATACCCGCAGCGAGCGAGGCGAGTGTTCCCCCCACATCCCTCATACCAAAAATACCCAACATGGTCTTAAACCACTTATCACCCTCAGCCACGGATGCAAATGCATTGGCTATGCCCGTCAAGGCAAACTGTAAGTTTAGACTATCTGCCATATTCCACTTAGTTGATTTGAATATGGAGAGGGCTATAGAAAGGGGTAGCATAGCGGCGGCGGCGACCACAAAGGCAGCAGATGTCATTAAAAGAAAACCAGCAAGTGATGGAATCCAAACAGCTGCGGTTAAACCAATATCGCTCAATTTTTCATAGCCAAACATACCTAATATGATACTGTGGAAAGCATTCTTTAACCCCTCACCATTCTCCTTGTTCCATTTTGCTCTAGAGAATATAAGCAATCCCGTTGATACTGGTATTAGTGCCACACCCGCCACAGCCATAGCCGCAGAGCCTAATATGACAAATGGCGCAATAGCACCCACGATGGCAAGCGACCCACCCAAAGTAACAAGTGTCGCCCCCATCATCAAAACCTTTTCCATTGTGTCGAATTTACTAACTGCCATAGCAAAAATAGCAAACCCCGTACTGAATATTAAAAATGCCGAACCTAATACAACTAAAACACCCGCACCAGCATAGGCAAACCCCACAATGGGTGGAATACCTAAGACCGTTCCAATCAGAGCCATAACCCCAATAACCGCTCCAAGCATTCCGAGACTTGCCCAAGTTAATTTAGGGGCGGCTAATTGAGCATAAATTGCTAATCCAGTAGCAAAAACTATCAGTGCCCCACCCAAAACAATTAAAGACCCAGCACCAGCTTTAACCCAACCATCAATCGGGGGCATCCCCAAAATCGTCCCCACAAGACCCATAACCCCAATGGCTGCCCCTAACATACCGAGACCCTCCCAAGTCAGTTTTGGTTGCACCAATAATGTGTACGCCAAAAGAGCGGCGACAAAAATACCTAACGAAAGGGATACGTGTCTTAAATTAGACGAGCCTTGTAAAACTTTATCTGAACCATATACTTTATCCACCACGATACCCACAGCGGTTAAACCTATGGCGATTGCCACTGACCCAATAATAAATTCTTTCGCAAAATATCCAACACCAATAGCGGTTAATGAAAAAATGAAAACCGCCTTGCTTAATTTGAGTACGTCGGCGAGCGGTCCAGATGAATCACCCCCCGTAACGGAGTCTTTCACATCAAATTGTCCCTTTGTACTGAGTGGCTTATCTCCCGTTCTAAGCATTTTTGATAAACCGACTAAGACCAAACCGAAAGCCGCAATTGCTAATAACATTACGAGTGCCCCTAAGACAAACCTTTCTTTGACAAAGGAAATTAAAACAAAGGTTACGGCAAACAAAGCCACACCCATACCCAATTTGGCTAAATCACCTAAAGGTCCTTTATCCGTAGGATTAACACCCCCACCCGCAATAACAGAAACTATTCTTAAAACAACGGCAATCCCCATTATAACTAAGGCAAACACCAAGAACCCCGTGGCGATTATAGGTGCTGTGAGGGTTAAGAGAATCAAGGTAAGTGTGAATAACGCTATCCCTCGTGCTAATTTAGCTAACGCCCCAAGGGGGCTTTCATCTAAAGGGTCGAATCCTTTTTTACCCGCAATCATATCTACCACCCTTAATGTGAGGGCAATACCCATGACCACCATAGCAAACACTAAGAAACCTGCGGCAACTAACGGGGCAACAAAGGTCAACCCCACCATTACCAACATAAATATGGCAATGCCCCTACCCACCCCCATTAGTGCGGCAATTCCCTTCATGGTTTCTTTATCTACTTTACTAGCGAAGGCCAGTATTTTTGTTAAGGTGACTATCATAACACCGAACCCCATAACTCCAATCATTGCTATGGGTGTGACTACTGCGGCAATAGCCATCTGAAAAACGAACGTAGCCGTGCCCTTCATCAAGACCTCCACTAACTTTGTAAATTCTTTGGTCTTCTCCGCATCAATTTTTTTAATTGCCTCCTCAATTCCCTCAGCAAAATTTACTACGAACTTCGCTAACTGTGCTCCTTTTTTGGGGTCGGGGAGTTTAGCCGTAGATAGGACATTGACCAACTCTGCCATGGATGTGGATAAGGATGCTATTTTTTCAATATCTTCCGCACCTTTAGATTTGACATCTTTCGTTTTACCCTCTTTTCCATCACCACCTTTGTCCTTTTTCTCTAAGATTTTTTCCATTCTTAGATTGACATTTAGGAGTTGGTCGAGTTTTTGTACTACCCTATCAGTATTTGACATTTTATATGAGATGGTATTTTTATGTATATATCAAAAAAGGGCTTCCTAAGAAGCCCCCTTTGATTACATTTTGAAAGAACCCATTTTGGGCATAGACGGCATGGTGGGAGTTGAATTTTTCATCATCTGATTGGCGTTCCGTTGCATAGAGCCCATATCATAACCATTCATGGATGATGTTTGGTTTTCCTCTTCTTTTTTACGTTGTTTTTGTTCCTTTTCTGACCAATCCTTCAAATGCTCCATCAGAATCTCGGCACGATAGAACTCCATTCGGTCAAGCTCGCTTGGCTGAAGGCGTAAAAGTTTTAAAAGAAGAAACTCAACCTCAAACCAATTCTCCAAAGATATCTGAAATAAGGAAAATAGATTTGACTCCTCCTTGAAAGTTAAGTGGGGCGGTGACCTCCGCACCGCTTGGTGTTACGTACTTTACTTGTGGGTTTACCGAAGCCGATAAGATTTCTACTAATTTATCTAATGCCGAAATACGGGTAACCGACCAACCATAAGAATCTTGAACTGCTTTATCGTATGTGGCTTGAGTTAACGACCGCCAGTCATTAAACAAGAATGGTGCATATTTGATAAAGGCTTTATCAAAGTTTTGACCTTGTTGTTGTTTGGTTTTGATGTAGTTTTTAATAAAAGCCATTACACCTAAACCTGGGAAGTACATATTAAATTTTTCCCCGTTTTTCATTTCGAGTTTGAAACAGCGTTCTTCGTGACTAAAATACTTCATCATCCTTTCATCGGGATTAAAGTAATCAATCACATCTTTGGTCACCTCTACTTTATCAGTAACACCATCGGTATCAGTTGCATTGACATAAAGTTTATTCTCCCCATTTTTGAAAGTAAAATCTCTGATAGCAAAAATTAAATAAAAGCGGTCGATTTCTTTTATGTCTTTGAAGGATGCCGCACGACCTGGGATTTTAATTTTACAGCATTTTTCGATAATAAAATTAAGCATATCATCTACGCCTATCAAGTCATTTTCATCAATAGTTGACCAATGACGTATCTCAGCGACAGTTGCCGCACGGATAGCCACTTGTGTCCCCGAATCATAAAACATACCTTGTGACGGTAAATAATCAATCGGGATGTTTTTCCACCCAAGCTCAGCCGCTAGAGGGTCATCCACTTCATGAACTTTAAATTTTTCCGCAGTCCCTAATGTAGTAATTTTAGCTGCTTCTGGCTGCTTGTTTTGATTGTTTTCTCTCTCTACAAGTAATTGTGCCTCCTTTTCGATTTTTTCTTTTAGGCTTTCGGAGTCCAAATTTTGTTCGTTTTGCATATTTATAATTTAAAGGTTAAAAAAATATTCTTCTTAGTATATATATCTTAGGTTGAAAAATAAACCCACCCCAACCATAAAAAACCATCTTTCGATAGCTTTTATGATAAAAGTCCAAATGTTTTAGGTTTATTTATGATTTTTAAGTTTGGGATGTGTCTACCTTACCATTGCTTAGCTTATAGGTAGTCTTTTTTTGTAGCTGTGTATACTTTAGGTTAGGCGAGTTATATCGATACCAACCCACTCATCAAAGGAGCTCATTGTTATTTGTACCTTACCCCCATATTGATTTTGGAGAACCCCATACACATCTCGAATTTTTTTAACTAATTGATTATAGTCTGCGCCATCAGTGACCGAGGGTGATACCCTATCCGCAATCGACACACACCCGTCTTCCATATCATACTCGGCATCATAGCCCCGTCTTTCTAATTGATTTTGGATTTGGCGCAATAGTTTATGGTCATCCTCTACTTGGGATAACAACTCATTGTAAAACATCTCACTCGTGTACCCAGCATCGTCCAATACCCCCATGAACATTTTTTTAAAATTGGTATCCTTGATATCGTTCGATAGGTATCTACTGTTTCCTATATTTCTTTTGATTTCTTGAAGCGCATTTTGTATTCCATCTCGCTCATCAACACTCATGGTTTTGAAAGAATTTATATACCCCTTTTCTATTTCCGCTAAATAGCGAAAAAGAACATCCCTATGGATATTTTGAAATATATCCTCATGTGACGACTCGTATATTTTTTGGCGGTATTCCTCAAATAATGCAATATGTTTCATGTATGGCTGTGTTTTTTATAAGCTCTTTAAAACTTCGTTATTGTGTTGGATTCTTTTTAAATTTTTCAATTTATTTTTTCGATTACCCTCTCTTTTTCGGGTTTTTTTGGTTTTTGCCATTTCACTTTTAACTTTTTTAAAAAAAAGTGGAATCCCGAGGGATTCCACTTCTCATTTCTAGAGGATGGTTTCTTCAAAGTAGTCGCAACGGAAAGTGAAGCCAGTGATACGATAAATGTCATTATTACTGTAATCAGTTTCGATTTTGGGTAGGGGTGAGGTGGGGAAACAAATAGGGTATTTTACTTGACGGAAAATATCACCGTTTTTGTTAAAGAAGTTGATAATCATCGGTCCGCCTACATAATCACGCTTCAAACCCATGCGACCAGTTAAGGGGTCGTAAATCAAATCTGTCCACTGACGAAGTGCTTTATACACATACATTGAGTTGGCATCATCCAAGTTCACCTCGAAGTCAATAGCCACATCGTTTGTAGTGTCATCAACCATACCGCCCGCAAATGAACGTTTGGCGGATTTGTATTTTTGTTCAATAACACCAGGTTGTTTGTTAGTTTCGATACCATCGACCTTTAGTACTTGTTCCATTACTAAAGACCAAGCAGATACCGCTGGTGGGGGCGTTAACTGTATTTCGAATTGAGCGTTGTATATCGGCTCATAGCGATTCATCGCCGCTTTGGAATTCCTATAATGTGGTAAACCTGCCATAATTTGTTTTTATTTTTTTAATATATATCAATTTTAAATAGCGGCGAAACCACCCGAAGCAATCCCACCCGTTTTGAGCACCGTAATACGATTGATAAACTTTTGTAAACCTCTCGCTGGCTCAATTCCTATATCAATAATACCAAAGTTTTGGTCAATGATTTCAGCAGTATTGTTGGTTTCATCCATAATCACCGAGTAAGTATAGATACCCGCCCCGTTTCGTACACCATCCAAGTAAGTCTCTACGATTGTTCTAATTTGAAGACGAGTTGTGGCATCGTTAAACTCAAACAAGTAATTTTGTAGAATATCAATCACCGCATCTTCAATGGTAATCAACAAATCACGGACGTGTAGATTATTAAAGGCAGAGATGGTTCTTTGATAACCCGTTTGGTTAGCGTAAATCATCGGTCCGACATTCTTCACTACGGTAATTGGATTCAAACCAATGGGCTCTAAGAACTCACGGTCACGCAACAAGAAGTCATACTCTAAGCCATTAAACTTGGCATCGGAAATCACACCTCGTCTCGGTCCAGCTACAATCGCATAAGGCTCACCATTGATGAATTTGCGAACAAAGTTGTTGGAAACGTGAGCCGCTGGTGGGATACTCTTATTTTTACCATCCTCACGAAGAATGATATTTGGCGTAAAGACCCCAACAAATTTTGCTCCGTTTTCCTCATCGGGCAAACTCCAAGTAAAGGACGGTCCTAAAGATAAATTACCACCCGTAGAGATATACTCTGTGTTCAAAACGGGTTTAGGATTTCCCGTAGCCGCATCAGGCAACTCCGTAAAACGAGGGTCGGTGCTAGCTTGGAACTCTGCCATAGATGGAGCATTTAAAATTGCCATACACTGCATTCTATTCTTCGCCAAACGACTCAAGTATTGTTTCGACCCCATACCAGGTTCTAATCCTCCGTTAAACGTGTCGATAATATAACGGTATTGGATGATGTCTTTAGATTGTAAAGTCACACCAATGTTAGTTGTTTCAATCACACTTAGGATTTTTTCCAATTGAGCGGGCGTGCCAGGCATATGGAACTCAGTCATTTTGAAACCCGATAAGGCTGTGAATTGGAAACGGTCAACAAATTTCTGTATTGGTGTAAATTTAGTAATATAGTCAATACCGCTGATTGATGTAATGCCAGGTATTTGAATAGCTGTGTACTCAAAATAAGGCACACCCGTAGCTGGGTCGAATTTCTTGACCTTAGAGGTGATTCGAGTTAGCTTAGGGTTGTTAGCATCATTGTTAACTACAAAATCTCCAATCTCCAATGCCGCTGCATTAGTGGAATTCAGTTTGAATTTTTTTCCACCCGCAAACAAACCAGGACTTTCTACTGCAATATTTGAACTAATGTTCTTGGCTGTTGATGAATAAACGGCAAATACCGTTTCCCCAACCACAGCTGGTGTTTGTATAGTAGAATCAATATAAGTATTGTTCAAAGAAGCGTAGGTTGCATCAGCCCTTGTTAATAACTGGGTATCTGTGTATTGACGGACACGAGTTCCATTCAAACCATAAGCCACTTTAGAATAAGTATATCCGCTTTTGCCCCATTGTAAGTCAACATTTAAATAATTGAATTGTGAGATACCGATACCATTTTTTACACGGTCGCCATCCACTACAATACTTCCTTTAATATTGGTACTCAATTTAGCATTTGGATATGCCTCGACATAAGCAAGTTCAGTTACATCCGCATTTTCTATGTTGTAACCCGCTAAAGGACCAGCAGCGTTGTCTAAAACCTCACCTCGGAAGAATGTACCGCCAGGTAAATCCACTCTGATGATACCACCCAACACTAAACCATTCAATGGGTTGTCCCCAATAGAATCCACAATGCGAACTTTTCTGAAATCCGCAATATTACTCGAATCTAAAACAATCGCCTCACCGCCCACTGGGTTCTCCACATAGAACGGTGCACCCGCTGTGATAAGTGAAGCAGGGAATACCGACTCATCATAAATAAGCACCTCATTCTCTGAACCATTAATTATGGTTTGTCCTAAACCCTCTACGCTATTGATTTGCGCACTTGGATTGAGAATATAACCAAAGGTAGGTGTGAGGGAGAAGCCCGCACTTTGAAGGTTCGGTACTAAGTAACTCGCCGCCGCTGTTGGTTTAAATAAAGTAACTTTAATGCCACTTGGTTGTACATAAGCCAAAAATTCATCCGCTGCGAAACCACTCAAACACCATTTTTCAAAATAAAAGGTGGTGCTTGGTAGGGGAGTTCCCACGATTAGTTCCGTGGTTGCCCCTAAGGAATTAACTGCGGTGATGTAAAAATATTTACTATACCCCGCTGCCTCTACCAAAATAACATCGTTGGGTGTGGGTGTTAAATTAGTAAAATTAGACACCTCAATAGTATTAGCCGCCGTAGGCACTAAGGCTGCTAAGGTCTCCTCGATATAATTGGACTCGGGGGTAGTAGAAAAGCTGTTCTGGTAATTGGTATCCGTGTGGTTCGGGGTAGATAATTGTAATAAAATCTCAGTGCCCGTATCAATCACATTTGCCACTTTCACGAAATCATAAGGGGTTGGTGAACCATTAATACCACTATTGGCAATAGCCGCTCCATAAGTTTCGATTAAGGAGTTGTTATTAAACCCATTCAATAACGCTTCCCATTGTGCGGGAGTGAAAGTCACATCGCTTGGGATAGGTTTAGGTATAGCTAATACATTACAGAATTTACCACTTGTGTTTCCATAAGCTACCGATTTCATATAAGGCATCACCGAACCACTAAGTGGGTCGTATGATTTTAATGTTACCTCATTGGATAGGATAGAGTTTCGACCCGTGTGTGACAGAACGTTTTTAATCGGGGTGTTATAAGAAAGAAAATCAATAGTATCATCTGTTGTATTGATAAGGGTATTACCTACCATATCTACTTTATAAACACTATTTTCATAATCACTTAAAGCATCCTCATTAATGTTTATGAAAAAGCCCGTCACCGCAACGTTAGAATTGATAATGGTATCGATAGATTGGTTTGAACCGTTATTATCAATAAAATTAGGAATAATACAACCCGTGAACGAGCCTAAAAGAGTGATACCATCTAAAGACACGAATTGGTCTAAACGGTCAGCCTTAATCCCTCGCAAATCAAAGTATTTGCTATACGTTGGGTCTTGAGATAAAAGTGGAAGGTTCGTCCAATCACCTTTAACGATGTATAAGTCCACAAAATAATCGGAAAGATAATCTTGGGGATTAACATAAGGTGGGATTTCATCCGCCCCATAATATTCCTCTGCGGTAACATTATATTGGGTAACTGTGCTAGATTTGCGCACAATAAAACTAGCTACTTGTTGCCCCAAGTTTACCACATTAAATAATCGCCCTCTATTTGTAGGTTTGCTATCCACTGTGGCTTGGAGGTAATCCGTATCGGGAAACCAAAAACGTTCCTTGTTGTAAAAGGAAGAGTATAAAGCTCGAGTAACGCTTCCGTTTTCCTCGTCTGCCGCTAATGCCATAGAACGATAATCCACGGCATCGCCACCCTCATTAACGGGTACGTTATTTAAAGGGAGTAGATTCAATGCAAAAATTGGTCCTGCCGATAAACAAGTTTCGATAGAGCGGTGGAAAAAAGAACCACGAGCTTCCAAGATGGAATCAATTCGCCCGAAAATTCTGCGAGCGGTTGCCACGTCCCTTAGGAAAACGGGGGCATTGAACGGTCCGATTCGAGAAAACCCAACCACTAAACGAATTGTTTGGGTAGACACCACCAATCTCTCGGAAGCGTCAAATTCAATGGTATAGACACCTGATGCTTTGAACCGATTCAGGTCCAATGTAATTTTTGCCATTCGTTGTAATATTTTATTTTAATTCTTGATAGTACTCTTTGTTTTATATATATTCATTTTGAAAACCCAAAAAAATGAAATTTACATATCTTTAATAATTCGATAAAAACTCATCATATCATCGGAATTGTTGATGTCGCTATTAATTTTTTGAGCAATCACACCCTTATCTTGATAGCTGATGTTATCGTATATATTTTCCACCATTTCATGAAAATCGGTCGAAGAGAAAAAGGGAACTAAATCCACACAAGTCATGGCAATATCATCGTGACCTGTTTGGGATTCATACCTCCCTTGGGCATTCAACCCAAAGGCGGTTAATTCATCCACGGTTTTTTTCTCGGTAATAATGATTCTTTTTTGATGAATTAAACTTCTCAGTTCTCGAGAATAGGATTCTTTGTTGTCTTTTTGTAGTTTGACCCCTATTTTCATGGTGTCGTTTGAAATACTATGTTTGGTGTGTAAAAACAGTTCGGGAAAATAGTTTCTATTTTTGGAAAGCTTCTCAACAATAATATTTCCTTTAAAATTGATTTCCAAAACCACCGAACAGTTTTCGTGATGGAATACTTGAAACACCAATATTTCTAAAACCTTAGCCACCTCTTCCACCGAAGTATTGTTGGAGTGAAAAATACCTATTTGGCGCAAGCGGAAAAAACTAGATTCATCATTCCAATCTCGCACCGCCCGAATACCCACTTGAGATTGCACCTCCAATTTAAAAATATTGATAACGGAATAATCTCGACCCACACCATCCCCAATATCTAAAACAAAAACAATTTGGTCGTTTTTCACGGCTCGGCTCGTGGGGGTATATTCGGGATGCCACGTTAAATGGGTGGAAAAATCGGGGTAGTCTAAAAAATCATCCATTTCTACCCATGTGTAGTTTTTACTAATTCTGTTTAAAAATTGCAAAGTTTGGCTCGATAAAAGTAAGCGAGAAGAGGCTAAGAATTGGTTGCCGTATTCTTGATTAAATAGTTCTTCATTCCCCAAGTTCGCAATTTCTCGTTTTTTCCACTCCTCATCTCTCCCTGGCACCTCCCACCAATCCACTCGAATAGGGTTATAGGCATTGGATTTAGTTAAAGCCCCTTGATAAATGTGATAAAAAAGGTTCATTCCATTCGGGGTGGAGGAAATAATCATTCGAGATATTTTGGAGGAAGATAGGGTAGGATAAATAGAGCGATAAAAAGGCTCTAAAAAGTTAGGGTGGATATGGGCAAACTCATCCGCATATAACAAGTGAATGGTAAAACCGATAGCGGCAGTTTTAGTGGTGGCTTGGGAATATAAGCGATTACCGTTATCAAATTTCATTGAGGTAACCGCACTATTTACAATACCTGGTTTCATAAAGAAAGGCAAGTTTTGTAAAACGGTTTTAATTTTATCCACGATTTCTGTCGTGGTCGCTAATTTGTTAGCCACTACCATGGCATTTCGGTCAAAATGAAAACAAACATACCAAGCAATAAAAATACTACTCGTGACAGTATTGTGTGATAAAATATCGTTTGTGTAAAATCGATGGTTTGGGTGGTTGACCGTTAAATCAAACATCGAGTATTTATTACTATTCTTTATTATTTTAACTACTCGCTCCGCACCATCTTTTGTGTAGATATAATCACCGATTTCTAATTCATCGATAAAAACTTGTTGTAATGTATCGGTAAAGAGAATGTGTTGGTCAGCAGCACATATTTTTTTACCAGATTCTGTCTCCACAATCCATTCCGTGAATGGTTGGGTTATATGGATATCACCAACACCAACCCATGTAGTGTCAGACATTACTTGTATGTCTGTATTTACAGCAACAGTATTGATAATTTTTTTAGTTGGGTCGGATGGGTTTAATTGTAAATGGCGATACTCAAACCATTCAACTAATTGAACGGCTTTTAGGATTGCTATTTTAAGTAGCTTTTTTATCATATATGAAGTTTATGCATTTTTCTATTGTTTTTATTGGATTTGATTTGTACTCTGATTCCCACACCACCATAACCAAAAAACCTTCTTGTTCTATTAATTTTTTTTTATTGTTATCAGCTTCCCATATATCTTTTGCTGATAGCCCTATTACTTTATGTGTGTATGTTGGTTGATAGATATTTGGGTTACAGTGCCAGTAATCACCATTAAATTCTATTATTTTGTTACCAATAACAAAGTCATAGGAATGTGTTATTTTTTGGCTTGGGAAATATCTAAAAAATTGTACCCCGTTTAACGCACTATAATACTTATTGTTGCATTTTAAATTATCTACTATTTTTCCGATAAATTCTAATTCTAAAGTTGAATGATTATTTTTCGAGAACTTGACAAATTCTCCGTTTTTATACATATCATTTATTTTACAACCCCATTCCTTATTTCTTTTTTTCCAAACTTCTGTACCCTTATCCTTCTTGTACTTTTCAATACATTTAGCAAGTGTAAATGTTCTTTGTCTTTCTCTATATTTACATATTGCCGTCTCATTATCCCCATACTTATTTTTCCAATATTCGAGATTGGTTTCCGTTAAGCGATTGGATAATGCTTTTTTTGCAAAATCAGAAACAGCCCTTTCTTTGTCTTTGATATTTATATACCCCTTAAAACTTTTTGAAAATGGTGATAATGTTTTTCGATATTCTTCGGTTGTTTTTGATTTGTGATTTGGGTTATTGATTCCTTTGACTTTTTCACTCATCATAGTTCGATACCTATAATCTTTCATATGGATTCCCGAATTCTTAGACGTGTTTTTTTTATCTGTTAAACAAGTCAAATTTTCATTTGGGAACTCAGTACGATAATCATTGATATTTTTGTCTTTGTGGTGCTTTTTAATATGTGTCCCATATATTCTCTTTACTCGACATTCACACCATTTACAAGTAATGTAATCAATACCCTCAGTGCCTTTAAGGTTTTTTGATTTTTCGATTAATGCCTTTTGTTTTTTTAACTCTTGACCTTTCTCTTTGCAAATGGGTGAGCAGTATTTGACACCAGCGCCTCTGACTTCTGTTTCGCAAATTAAACAATTCATGTGTATACCATTTTTTATAGTATATATTTAAAACATCACCTTGCTTTTTGACAAATCACCCTAGCCAGTCATAAAATTTCCAAAGCCCCCACTTTAATTTTTCAAATGGGGATAATTTTCGTTCCTTTTGGAGTAACATAAAGTAAAGATTGCCTAATGATATTTCCATGATATTTTGGTTTTTAATCATTATTTTTATTTTAGTAGAATACGAAGAACATTTTCCAATTTGTCTACTTGCGACCATTACGTTGAAGCGGTTGTCTTGGAAATCCCGTAACATTTTTTTCTGATAACCTCGAAGCTTAATTCGAGAAATACCCTCATCCGTCATGGAATAGCAATAATTCTCCCCAAAATAAGCTACATCATCGGCACACTTAGCCAATTCTTGTAGTTCACTTTCTGTATAATCAAAAACAATATCAGGCGCACGGTACTCTATTTTACCATCCCAAAAGGGGGCATAATCAGCCGTCAGACCTTGTTCTATTTTATTGATTTCTTCTTGTATTTTTTTGGAAGACCAAACTTTACCTCTATTCGACATTATCTATATCTTTTTTAATTGACCCCTCTGCTTTATGTTCGGGAATGGCTTGACGAAGGGTTTCAATCAATTTTCGAGTTCCACGAATTTGATTACCAGCGGCTTCTTCCACTTCATACTCTCCGCTTTTTAATTCTTGAGGACCTTCCGCTTTCTTGATACGATAATCCTCTTTCAAGGACTTATAGTTATTTTCCATAATAACCATAAATTGAGCCATGTGCTTCACAATATCCATTTTGGCTTTTTGGAGGGAAGATAAAACCTCAAAGGCTCTTGGGTGCACACCCCCATTATCTATCTCCTCTAATAATTTAATGATAGCGTGTTCGGCAGTCTTCATTTGAAATAACAAACTCGATACCGTCAACTTATCCACCGTATTTTTTTCTCGAATATAGGCGACCTCGGCAATGATATCCCTATCTAAATAAAACTCGGCAATGGAATCGACAATTTTTTCGGCTTCGTTGTCCGCCAACTCCTTCACCGACATATAGTTCAGAAACCCGACCGTGGGTCTTTCGGGTAGGATACTCTCGGCTAATTTTAAAGAACTGACTAAATTATCATCACCGTTAATTAATTTTTCTAAATCGTCCTTTTCGTTTAGGACTTCTACCCTTTTGGGGTTTGGTTTTCTAGCCATAAAATATTATTTTGTTTGTCCAATCCAAGGTAATTCGAGGCGTTGAATTGCATTATCTATAATGATAGAATACTGCGCATCTTGGACAATAGTTTGGTTTAAAATTATGATTTGTTTATTTAAGTCGTTTTCGGATTTGGAAAAAACTCGAATATTAGTATACACCATATTACTCGCAGGCAATCTATACTGATACCCACCCGTGGCACTACGATTCACATTAGTAGTGAGTACCGCTTTAGAGTATATATTCTCCAAATCTGTTGTTAGTTCGGGGGTGGCGGAGGTTTCATTCCACTTACGAACCCAAACATCTAAAGAAATTTGTTGGAAACAGTTATTAATATTAAAATAATAAGCATACCAATTATTTTCTACAATATTGTTCGGTAGGATAAAAACAACATCCTCTGTTTGGCTCAAGTAACGAAAATAACGACTCGCATACAAAGAGAGTTTCCAACCCGAATTATCCTCGGTGTTGTATCCGTCCATCATTACCGTTTCGTACGTAACCTCCACAATATATCCACTCGTTACCGAACCCGAAGCCCAATTTTGGTAATAGGTGTTTAAAAATTGCACCACCTCGTTGCGAACCGCTATCGTAATCACGAATCCACCCACTATAGGTGTTTTGGTGATAAATTCCCCCCAAAGAGAGAGACCATTAAAGCGAGTAATTTTCAGTAGGGCGTTGGGTTGATAGTTTCTATTAGGGGTGATAGTGAAACTTAAAGGGGTGGTGGTTGTGCCCGCTGTCCCCAAAACCAACTGTCCCTTAACGGTATCTTTAGGGGTCGTTAATTTAGGACTCAGCTCTTTAAACCAACCACAAACCCCCAATTCATTTTGGTCGGCTTCCGAGAACTCCACAGTTGCTCGATACTGAACGGCAATCGGGTTATCGGTTGGGTTGAAAATAGACCGTAAATCATATTGGCTTTCCGAGAGTATATTACTCCAATTCATCAGCCGAGAATCCACAATTACCAAGTCATCGTTGATACGCAAACGAGTTGGGTCGTATTTCCGACTACCTATTTTAGGGTCGTATTGTTCGGGCTTGGTGATTTTTTCTTCCTCCATGGTAACCTCTTCCCCGAAACGCTCTATACTATCCCAAGATATGGTATCCAACTGCCCCCGAAGTTCTTGGGGTTCGTAACGATTAGATTTGGGTGCATATTTTTTCAGAGAAACTTTCCAATATACGGGTTGTTGCATAAAGTCCCGAAAAAGGTACGAACTTTCTATCTCATAGATACGATTGGTTAAGGGAAAGTAAATAATATCTCTTTTCTGAGGAGCGATACCAATACCCCATATGGACTCAAAATAATTTTTATCGATATGTACCTCAAAAGGCACTTCAAAATCCAACCCAAAGGGGTTGAAATTAATTTTGGAGTCGGGAAACTCGTTATTCGGAACAATAACTTTAACTGTACAAGGCTCATCCACATCATACAATGTCCACTCGTGTAAAATCACATCCTTCCCCACAGCCATAGGCACAGCACGGGCATACATCACATCGTGACCAAACATTCGGTTAATGGTGGTGCTCAAATCTTTGTATAGGACAACCGCTGGGTTGACTTGATATGGTCGAAACGTAAAATTCTCAAGCTTGGATAGGTTTGTAATAGAACCCTTTTCCGCAACGGTTAATATAGGTCGGAAACCATAGTACGGGTCGTCCGCATCCACTGACTGTTCATATAAAAGGGTGATGTCATGAATGGTTATCGGTCCGCCCCCGATGAGCGTGTATCGAAAATCGACATACAAATCCAAATTCGGGTCTAAATTACAAATAGCCGTTAGGTTTTCCACGGTTAAGTCCATCCACGAAGCCCGTACTCGATTGGTGATACCCCATCGGAATTCTCGACGTAACACCCCTATGCCCGAGATGTCTTCTTCCCAACCCGTCATTTTGGTCACCCACTTGTAGGGTTTTTGCTGAACGATTTTAGCAAAATCCCCAATATTTGTTAGAACAGTAGTACAACTCACTGAATAGACTTTTTATCTATATATCAAAAAGAAAAAAGCACACTCATACGAGTGTGCTTTAGGTGCGCCGTGAATTTTTTTTGAAAATTAGATATTCATATCCGTTACTTTAAGAGTGTTTCCATTCTCTTCAAGTGCTTTGATTAACTTGTCAATTCGAACATTGGTCTTATCAACTCGAGAGTCAATCATTTTTTTAACATGGTGGATGTCTTCATCTCGGTGATGCAACTCTTGGTATATACCATTTCGAAGTTCGTTTGATGATTCAGACATATCCCTACAAACATTATCTATACGAGAATAAATGTGTTCAACTTCCTTATTAAAATGTTCCTTTGTTAACCGTTTACCCAATTTGTAATATACAACCGCAATTGAAGTTATCAATCCGACCATAACTAAAGTTGAACAAGCAGTTATAATAATTGTTTCTATCATAATATAAAGTGTTTTTTAAAACGGCGCACTTTATCTTTACCCAATCAAGGATTTGAAATTTTCAAGTTCATCCCACACCTTATCGCCGAGCAAAGTAACCGCATCATCAAAATCTCGACGAGACCACTGATGCACTTCACACCATTTTTGGATAATAGCATCCTCAACGGGTTGGACGGCTTTTTTCTTGTCTTTCTCCTTTTTGGTTTTCACATACATCCATTTCGGTGTCTGGCTATACTTAGAGGATAATAGGGATTGCCAAAAAGTTACCGCCTCCGATGGGTTGATTTTTAAATGATTCATGTATGCGGCTTGAATAGGGTAGCGGATACTACACAAGCGATTGACCATAAAAAAATGCTTCCCTCGTTCGTGAGGACTTACGGATTTGAATTCCGAGGGTTTGGAAATCATGTCATTGATAAAATCAAATAAATCTGCCATATGATGTCTTTATTCAAAGTTAGAGAAAAAATCCGAACTAAAAGATTTGGGCTCGGATAAATATTTGCTACCACTCAATAACGTTTGGAGGTCATACTTAGTTATTTTTAAACGTTGGCTTCCAAAAATTCGATACGTTGCTCGAAAATCCCGTTGTATGGTTTCGGGAATGACCGATTTATCCAAATATATCAATTGCAAATTTCTTTTGATGTGTTCCTCCAATAAGGGCACGTCCGCCGTTTGTTTGCAGTATTTTTCAATACCTAAGGCAATAGTTCCCGTACAAAGAGGTAAATCCCCAATCGGCATCCCCAAGGGTAGGTCGGCGTATATCATTTCCGCTTTAGATTGGGTCACTCTATATTTTTTTTCGCCCTTTTTCCAAGTCCAAATAGAGGGTATCGAATCCCCACCATCGCCCAAAATAATTTTTTCCAATAAAAATTTATGGGTGTTCAATTCCTCCACCTCTATCTTGGACATTAAACTTACGATGATATCTTTGTTCGTGTTGATAAAAGTATTGGCATCAAAAAGGTCGAAGTGAGAGGATGCGGAAGCAATCCATTCTCCAAATCCTTGAGGTGTGATTAACTTTTTGGATTTGGAGTTCGGGTTAAACACCACGACAAAATTTTTATGGTTGTATTGGGCACATTGTTTCATATCCCCATCTCCCGTGATGATAACACTATCTTCCCCATCTTGAAGAAATTGCTCTGACCAAAGATACAGCAAGTCATCACACTCCGCCCCCTTTTCTTTAGAAACAATGAAGCCTTTTTCTTGAATGATTTGAGCAAACTCCTCAATAGAATGATAAAAGTTATCCCAATGCACCCCCTCATCCCTAACACGGTCACCTTTGTATTCCACTTCACCCGAACCCATCGGAATTTCTTTGCGCCAACTCCGAGAATCTAAGGTAAATACTACTTTATCGGGGTGTTCGAAATGTCTAATGGCATGAGAAACATCGGTTGCCACTTTGCGAACAAACATTTCTTGTTCCTTTTTAGATTGGAGCAACTTTTTGGATTTAGATTGCCCCCCAAACGCAAAAAGGGTTTTGTAAAAAAAGTGATGCCCGTCAAATATCAGATTCATATTGTATTATTTATTCGTTTTTGATAAATATTCCGTCTATAGTCTGCCCAGTTCTATTTTTAATCACCTCGTAGGCTTTTTGTAAACACTCCTCACTATCCAACTCGTATAGGGCAGATAATATAATCAAAACCACTTGGACATCCCCAATACTATCCACAATCTGCTCGAGGTCATTCTTGGCGATTCCTTGTGCCAACTCACCCACTTCTTCAATTAGCTTGATGAATTGTTTCTGTTTATTTTCGGGCTTTAGTAAATCCCTATCTTGTGCCCATTTCAAAATTTTGTCTTTCATAAATAATTATTAGCAAGTTTGATAAAAAATTAGTTTGTTTTTTGATATTTTTTGCTGATTATCATGGGGGTGGTATTATTCCAAGAAATGGAGTGATGTAACCTTGGGTTATTAGCTCGCATCATGGAAACTTTAACCCCACTTGGGTGCATCATAGTTGTTGTGAAGGCTTTGCAATATGTCCCATATTTTAAATACATATCCGTAATCCCACCCTTTTGGGTTTGGCTATCTTTTTGATTGATGGCAAATACGGGTATCGTCAAGAATAACTCGCCCCTATGGGCTAAAGTAGTGTACGTGTTCACATCTTCATTCATTGCCCCGATAAATTGGAAAGGTCTTTCCGTACTACAAAAAAAGCTATTCATACACTTCCGCTTACTGAATCGATAAGTACCCTTACCGTTATCTATCCCGCCAATGAAGTCGCCCGTTTGGGCGAAAGCTATGCTTAGGCAATTTGTTTTTTTATAGAAAGAAATAACCGTGTCAAACAGTTTGTCAATATCTTTAGGCATTTTCGCCCCCTTAATCCCTAGGAATTTATAAATAAATTCATAGTAATCATCATCTAGTTGTAGAAAATAAGTTATGCCTAATTTTTCGGCGATTTTAAAACAAGCATTTCGGGCGTGGGTTATGGTTCTCCTCTCATCAAAATTATTACCCTCATCCACGGAGTCTGCCATTTCCTTTTTGTTAAAAACAATGATATTTTCTTTCCCGAAATTTTTTTGATACTGAGGTAGTGTTTTGTCTTCATCATCTAAGACGAAATACAACAAGCCCTTATACCCACACTTATCAAGAGTTTTTTTAGTCCAAACATTATCGGGTCTGCCGTGCGTAAGGATAAAAACAGCAAAGTCCTTATTTTCCGAATGGTCAATCTTCATAATCTTCCAAGTATTGTTTTTTGATATCTTCACACAATTTTACATAACCCAATTCTATAGCCTCATTAAAATCAATAATGACTAAGGCACTTTTTTCCATCAAGCTTTGCATTTCGGGCGTGGCGTGAGCATAGTAGTCCGCTATTTTCTCGTAATGAAACACAGTGTGTCTTTGTGCCGCTTTGAGTAGGAATTTTTTTTCGGAGGGGGTGACATTGGACTGATTTATATCATAAATTAAGGCTTTGGTTTTATCATCTTGATACAAATCAAATATATCGGGTTGTTCGTTTTTGGGTTCGTAGATAGGGGCATCTATCTTCATCGTATATTTTTGGTCGTTTGGAGACCTCTCATTACTTATGATTTCCTCCCCGAATAAATTAAACTTCTTCATGAGCTTTTTTAATTAGACAAAATCATTTGACATTCATACACCGCAGCCAACATAGAAATTGCTGGGTCAATCACTTGAGTCCTCTGTGACTGATAATGAGCAGCCTTAATGACAATTTGAGGAATTTTGGCGATAAATTTCGGATGGTTTTCCCTAATATATTCGGGCAACTCTGAGCCTAGAGCCGCCAATACATCATCTACCTTAGAGCCATAATTCACCATTAGAAATTGATAGGTTTCGGTCGGGTCGATTTTATCCCCACACACCTTCTGAAAAATGTCGGCAAATGAATAGTTTAGTTTTTTAATATCTTCCACCTTAATTTCGGTCACGCCTTGAATTACAAAACTCTGAACTTTATTAAGGATGGTTCGCATATCGGGGAAGTTCCTTTTAACAAATTCAATCACCGCCTCTTTTTCTATTTTAATTTCAGCCGCCTTTAGAATAGACCACGTTCTTTTAATAAACTCTACCATCACTTCCTTTTCCTCTTCGATAGAAATAAAATCGAAAGAGATGCAGTTAAAACGAGATTGGACGGGCTCGGGGACTTTGTTAATATAGTTACAAGTAGCAACGAACCGAGCGGTGTGGGCGAATTTTTCAATCGTAGCCCTCAATGCCTTGTTGAACTGGTCAGAAGCACCATCAATCTCATCCAAAATAACCACTTTGTATTTTTCCGCCCCATCCATCAAAGAAATGGTTGAGCACCAATTAGTGATTTTTTCTCGGATAACATCCACCGAACTCTCATCGGACACATTAATATACAGAGTCGGGTAATTGGCAGCAAGCACTTTAGCAGAACTTGTTTTACCTAACCCAGGCGAACCGTAGAGTAAAAAGTTTTGATGCAATTCACCCTCACCAAATGCCTTGCGGATACGTGTGGGTAGAATGAGTTGGTCGAGATTCTTAGGACGGTACTTTTCGGTAAATAATTCTTGAATCATATAGTTATTTTTAGAAATGACATTTTTTCTATCTTATATACAGATACACATTAAAGGTTTTGATTAGGTAAGTTATTAACCAATTTAACCAAAATTTCCCCATGGCAACTTTTGGGGACACACCAACAGCCTAGAATTTTACCTTGTAAATCCTTTAAGTCTTGGAGTAAATGCTGCCCACCCCCATGTAAAATCCATTGTTCATAGGCATCCACTGCCTCCTTTCGAGAGTTTACTAGAAATTCAGCTCGGGTTTTTTTATCTTGGATGTGCGAAAAGGGGTTACCCCATTTAGAGGGTCGACCGATATAAACATCATAATCATCTTTTTGACAATGCACCACTCGACAAGTGGGTTTTTGGGGGTCGATTAAGTTCATAAGGAGGTGATGGGCTATATGTTTTACTATTATTTATTTTGGAGTTTGAAACCTTATAGTGTCTGCTTACCAGAAGTTGATAGTTAACTATTTAGATGCCATTGCGTATATATTATAGTTATAAGTAATATTTCTTAACACATTTATTTTATTATCTTTTTCTTAAAATCAAGTGTGTGGTTTATCAATGGATGGTTAAAATCAATTTCATTAAATTTATTCTTATCAATATCAATTCTAATACAACATTTCATAACATCAACATCATTTAACACACGTTCTTCCATTTCATCATTTTTAGGAATAAATTTAATATTATTTAATAAATTCCATCCTTTTAAACAAAATGGTTTTACTTTATAATTGTGTTTCAATTTATCATATTCAAAAACCATTCTTATACCTCTATCCATTAAATAATAATAATCCCTAGTCATATAAACACAGGGTTCAATTATTCTATTATCCTTCAAAATAAAACCATTATCCAAAATTGATTTTAATCTTTTTAAGTTTAAGACATTATGATATATTTCCATAAAATAAATGTTAAAATACTACTTATAACAAATGATAAACAACATTAAAACGATTGTTTATCATCAGACGTTATGTTTAATTAAAAATATTAACTAAACAACTTTATTCTATTTTCAACAGCTATTTTTTCTTCTTCTGTTAAATTACTAAACTTATCTAATAATTTTTTTCTACTCAATGCTTTTTTATCAAACAATATCATAAAAGAAAATACTTGTGGGTCAAATCCCATTTTACTAATAGCTGTTGAAAACACTTCAAATTCAGCTTCACATATTTTACTAATTTCTTTTTTATCCATAATATAATATTTTTAACTAAAACATAACAACAAATAAAACACATTAAAACGATGTTTTATTTGCAACCGTTATAAGCAATAAAACAAAAATTATTTATTTTCTAATTTGTCTTTTACTCCATTTATCACATCAAGTACATTCGTCAATCCTTGCAGATTTTGTTTATTCATTAAAAACACCTTTTCGTAAATTTCACGTTCTTTTTCTGTCATAGCATCAAGTTCTTCTTTGCTAACAAAATCTTCTATTTTCACTTCTTTTTTCATATTGTATAATTTTTGTTTTACATACTTATAACAAATGATAAACAACATTAAAACGATTGTTTATCATCGGACGTTATGGCACATTAAAACGATGCCATAACACGGTATAGGCGCAAAACTACTGCTTCACATCAAAGTAATTTCCCCAATACTGCGGTTCATTTTCATTCAAATCAAATAAATGATTTTTGT